AGGGACGCTGATACATTTCGAGTATTTAGCCTTAAGCACAGCATCTTCGATTTTATTAATGTTGCTCTCTAGTTCTTCTTGGTATAGATTCTTACATGGCTTGCCAAGCTTCGCCAAACTTGCTCTCCACAGCCAGTAGTGGTATTCACAGCGGGCAAAGTCTGATTCTTCGAGCCATTGTATAACATAGTTATACTTTTGGTTGAAATCAATATAATCATAGTTTTGCATAGTTACTTTTATTTTATAATAAGCCGCTTAATCTTGTGACAAAAAAGACACCGATGTACTTAAGCACCGGTGTCTATAACTTTTGGAGAAGTTATACAAAAGAGTATAACTTATTTGACCTTACTATTCAAGGCTCCCTTTAAGAACTCTCTAGCCTTCTCGATAGCAGGGTGGCCGCCCTGGCCAGACGCACGCAGCTGAGCATCCTGACGCAAGACAGCGCGAGCTTCATTCAGAGAAGTAATATTCTCTCCGACTTGAACGTAATCAACGGTCGGGGCTGGGCTAGCCTCTGGCATTGCCGCAGTCTGAGTCGCAGGAACGTTTTTAACCTTTAGGTCCAAGAACTTACGAATTCTGCCGTCATGAATAAGTCCATTGTTGTCATATGGATCAACACCAAACGACATCATCTCTTTGATGTATTCACCCTTAGCGACCTCTTTTGCGATTGGAGCGTACTTCTCTTCCTCTGATAAGAATTTACTGTACGTTTTTAGCATGAGGTCATTCTGACTCATCATGCCTTCTGGGACGCGCCTTGGCTGTTCCTGAACTTGTGGCTGAGGCTGAGCAGGCTGTGCTGGCCCGACAGGCTTTTGCTCTTCTGCCGGGGCTGGAGTAGGGTTGCTGATTCGAGACTTAACTTTCTCGTACCCACCATTCGCCTGAAAAAACTTTTGCATATCGGCGAGCTGTTCGCTGGTAAAGCCGTGCAGGTCGACTGCTGGAGCCTGAGCTGGCTCTGGATTAGTGTTTGTAGGTGTTGCTTCGGTCTGCGGAGCTGGTGCTGCGCCGGCCGCTTCTGGAGTGTTCTCCACTGAAGTATCCTTTCTTGTTAATTTGTAATTTTATTGTAAACTACGTTCTTTGTTTCGTCTATCCATTTCAGTGATGACGTAATAGAGCAAATCCAAATCGGTAGTAATACCATATAGCAATGCAGGGTTGCCAGCCTTGACGGCTTTTATGTAATTGCCCCTAAGATTAGAAACCCTCTTGCCGAGAAAGTCGATTATTTCATTATCTGTGTGTGCCATTATTTCGGCTACGATATCTATTTCTGCCATAGTTCCTGTTCTTCTTGTTAGTATCGCTAGTGAGGTGCCAGTTCTTGCAGAACTTACAGAAGTACGGGTGCTCTGCGCCTCCCCACAGGCCTTTTATCTTCGTATATCTGGCCTCGCCTTCTGCAGCTTTTGGAGTCCTAAATATAACCTTCCCATAACAAGGAAAGTCTGGATTCTCGCACCTACGCTTCTCCCTCTTTGACGAAGGTTCCATTCGATGTCTTCCCCTTTCGATCTTTTATTTGCCCATACGCCTCAGACAAAGCACTAATCGGGTCGATACCAAGAATATCAGAAAGAATTATAACGGTAACTAAAGTATCGCCGATAGCATCACATAGCTCGTCTGGCTGTTCTAATTCATCCAAATCATAGTTATTACGAGTAATCTCATGGGCGATTTCGCCGACCTCCTCAATGACCTTGTTCAATTGTGCTTTCGGGTCATCTAGGCCTTTATCTCTTCCCCATTGAACAACATCAGTAATAACGTCCATCGCGAACTTTGCGTGGCTGTCAAAACCTTCCGTTCCTTTACAATTATACGAATAGCCAGCCGGCATTATTCCATCTCCTTTAAGATGTCGTTACAGATTTCAGCGGCAAGGCTAATGCTCTTAGTCCTCTTAAACTCTAGCAACTTCTTTTTAATTTCTTCTCTCATCTTTCTCCTCCTTTTTTATATTCATAATAACAAAACATCAACAAAAACGAAAACTCCCTGCATAAGCAGAGAGTCTTCGCAAAGCACACCAAATATAAAGCGGGCGTTCCCAAAAATGAACTATTGCTTTGATATTTGTGAGACTATGTTACTACTTGTTACGCTTAGAGTCAACATTTTTATTTCCAAAAATCCACTTGTCGACGAAGAAGAATATGCACCCGCCTATCAAGTTAGCGACAATCGTAGCCCACACTGTCCCGATTCCAGACAGCCAAATAAGACAAACCGCCAAAATAGGCGAACTAAGCTGCCATCTAATTAGATAGAAAACAAACCTCTTCACTACTTTAGTATAGCAAAGAAACGCCCCGACCACTACTGGCCGAGGCGAAGAACAAAGAAGTCAAGCTGCGTCTGCATAGCTTTTCTGAACTTGGCGTCATTCACATGCACGTAAAGCCACGCGCAAGCGCGGCAAATGTCGTACTGGTCAATCTCGCTCTTATGCTCCTGATATTCTTCCCAGGCAACCCTCATAACCTCTTCGCTCGGACGAGGAATATGCGTCAGGTATTTCTGGTGAAGTTCATCATGGATCGGGACGAATACTTCTCTCGTGAAGACATGTCTGACGAGATACGCATATCCTGTGTTCCAATCGTGGCGGGGCCAGAGCAGATGGTGACAGTTGTACTTGTGTTTTTCATGAAGTTTTCGGATTCTTCTTCCCCGTCTTCCCATCAAACTCACCCCCATATTCTGTTTTGAGTTCTCCGAACATCGAGCAAAAGCTCACGACGTCAACGGCTTCATCGAATGTGACATCACCATATACATACGTCATCTTACCTAGGTCCGTGCAGCTCACGTTATATCTGGAGATGAGACTCCAAAGTGCTCTGCTATTGATTGGGCCTTTAATTTCTACAAAAACATACATAAGACTCACTCCTTTCGTAATGTGCAAAGCGTAACTTCTGATTCTATTGTACCAAAAAGCCGCCACAGGGAAGGGCGGTTTTTGGGTAATTCGTTTAGGTGGGCAATCTAATTAAATTAAATTGTCACTTTGATTATAGCTACTTTCTGTCTATTTTGTCTAGCTCTTCTTGGAGTATTTTTGCCGCATCCTGGTTACTTAATATCTTCCAGTATTTTGGATCAGGATACCTGTCCATTAGAAACGGCTTAATCTTGCACCCAAGCACCATTGCTTCAAGCGCGCACCTTCCAATAGCATAACATTCCTTATATGGAGCGATGAACTTCAGTAGCTCTTCTCTCTCCAGGTCCGCTGGCGGAAAGTCTAGATCTTTCGGCAAGTTCTTATCTTCCTGCTCTTTCTTAAACGCCCAGCGGTTCCCAGCGTAGCAAGCCTTCTTTGTCTTCTCGGTCTTGAATTGGCTGACATAGTCAACATCTATAGACAGTGGCAAGAATATCGCTTTGTACCCCTTACTCTTAGCCCACTCTAGAGTAGGCTTTGTCGACACCACTAAAATCGGGTCTTTGAGCTTGGCAATCCACGGATAAGTCTTATCCCAGTTTAAACAATGATGGATAAAAATAATCGACCGATGATAATGAGCAGTGAACCTCATCCCGAGAAGATCCCAGTCTCTATCTGTTTTTATTAGAGGAAGCATGTTCTTCTCTATTTCTTTCGCGTAATAATACGCTCCGTTGTGTTTGCCGCTACTAAATACCTTGCGGTATCCACGATACTGCGCGTTATCTATTCCTATCACCTTGCTCATAATTTTATTCTACCAACAAAAATACCCCCGAAGGGGTATTTCTATTTGGGATTACTTTGTGTTATTGTACACAACCAGTAAATTGGTCGAACTCTACGACAAGCCCATACATTGGGAAGGTGATACCAGTACCAACATAAACGGTGTCAATCATACCGACATAGAGCTTGTCGCAGTCGTATGGCTTGATGTTTAGATGGTAGCCGTCCTTCTCGAAGCTATAGCCGACGCGTGGGTCGAGAATAGCGACATACTGCTTCGTAGCGTCAGAGTTCCAGAGTGGATACTGAGTCGTCAAGGTGCCGCCGCCAGAGGTAGAGCTACCAACAGCCATCCATGGGCTGCGCATCAAGACAACGACATCGCGGTCGAGGCCAAGAATTGCTTTAACGCGTGGAGCAAGTTCGAAACCAGGAAGTTCAAATGCTTCGAAGGTGTTAATGCGCTGATTTTCGAAGTTGAAGTTGTAAGGATTTTCAACACTCTGAATAAGTTCAGTTGCGAATTCCTTGCTGATGAAGACCTTCAAGTTCAAATCGCGGAAGGAATCAGTCATGTACTGAACAGCCAGTGGGACCATGCAGCGAGCATCAGCCGCGACGGTGCCAGCAGTCCAGTAATGAGTTGGGTGGTCCTGAGCGATGAATGTATCAACAGTCGTTGCTGGAGCAGCTACGAGACCATCGATAACCTTGTTCCAGAAGTCAACCTCACGGACAAATTCGTAAGCACGCTTCGAAAGAGCATACTGCTCAGTGAAGAGAGAAACGTTCCAGAAGTCTTTGTTCTTATCGCACATGCGGACGCCGTATGCGTATTCGCAGTCGAAGCGGAAGCGAAGTTCATCAAACTCTGGAAGAGTGTTGATGCATGGTACTTCACAGTCGAGAACGACATGGACATGACATTCGTCACCTTCGTTAGAAGCGTATTCGAGATCTTTCTTCTGAACGAGGCTGAATGGATTCTGATTCTTCTTAATTGGGAGGATAAGTTCCTGACCATATTTGAGATTGCCCAAGAGGGCGGAGTCTTCAATCAATTCTTCACCATTGAAGAACGAGCGAGCGCTGTTAAGCTCTTGCTGCATAACCGGCTCTTCTACGATCTTGTTCGCAAAGATATCACGGTAGAATGGGAACTGGATATCATAGTCGAACACGGTCTCGGTAGAAGGCTGGGTTGGAGTGGTTACAAGCGTTTGATCGTAACCAGTAACAATAGTTGCCATAGTATTCCTAAATTAAATTTTATTTAATACGTCTACTCGCATACGGCAGTGGCTAGCTGTCTTACACTAAGCTGCTTTCGCAATCGGCTCAATTGCAAACGTTGGCTCTACGGGTTAGCGGCCCGTCGGGCGCATCTGCGCTCAAGTCTATTGGTGGGCTAGACTTAATTATTTTATAACATGGCAATATTCACGAAATATAAAAAATAATTTTACAAAATACAAAATCCGGTCTTTTTCCCGCGCTCAAGTTCTGTCATAGAGAGAGACCCAGCATATATCGCTAAACTCATGACAGTATCGTCATGGTGGCCTTTCTTTGCCTCCATACGAATAGACCTAGCTCCAGTGCTGCTACTTTTAACTTTCTTTATCATATTGCGAAGCTCATCAAGAGTGACTTCGTCATGTATAACAATCGCCTCTCTGTCAAGGAGAGAAGTGAGGGCGTCGATAAAACGCTCTTTGGAGGAAACGGTAGTACGAAGACCAGGCGTCCTGTCGGAACGCGATTTCTTGTCCTCATAGTACCAATGGTAATAGCGCCTGGCATTTACTGCCACAATGAATCCATTAGCAACGTTAATCTCCGGACAAAGCTCAGCATTGTTATAAATCGTGCCAATAGATACTGCCCAGTCGGCATAATCTTCGTCGGCGAGACCGTTCTCCCTGAATGTAGCCACCTGCTCGTGATTGGTCATGTCCATCACCTGCATAGAGAAAAAGTCGCTATCGTCAGAGCGAGCCGTAATCGGGTCAATAGCGATTCGATATCGATGTCCATACAATGGCTTCTTGTAAATCGTGAACGGAGATATATCTGTTAGCTGTGCCTCCACTTTCCTGGTCGAGTTGTCAGTCAATATCCTGTACTTCCCACCAGATATGATGTTTTTCTCCTGCTTATCTAGAGACTCCCTGAGAAATACACTCTTGTCGGTCGTGAGAGCCAAAATGTCTTCAATTGAACTCGGGAACTCAAAACGCATCTTAGAGGTGCGCAACTCACGCCTGTGATACCATCCAATCTTGTCGTGCCATTCCGATTGCGGGATACCATATTTGACCATAGCCGGAATAATCACATCTTTGTCGTAATCAGTGTAGTCATCCGTGGTGTAACCAACTCCGTCCCCCTCTCTTCCGTAAACAAGAAACCAAGGGATAAACACCAACTCCATCTCATTAGGGTTATCGAGAGCGGTCTGGATTTTGTTCAAGAAATACTGAGAGAGGCGATCGGAGAAGGTGCCAATGTACGCCGTGAACGACCAACCATAACTAGAGATAGCACCAGAGATAGCGTCCTCAACCGCCTCAGGATTGCGATATTCCGAAGGCTCATCCGCCAACCAAACAGACACCGTACCAGAACGGACGGAGTTAGAACCGGCAGACGTAATCTCATAATATCCGCCACGACGAATTCCCTTGATGTCTCGGTAGTGGAGAAGAGTCGAGGTGCCAATAGTGTCTCTCTCGATAGTAGGGAAAATGGCAGGATGCACACTCGTAATAATCGGGGCCATCTTCTGTTTGAAAAACTTAGCGGCAGCCGACGCCTGTTGCATGGTCGTGACAACATTCAAGTTTTCCATGCCAGGAACATATGCCTCGATGTAGTTAGAAATAGCCGTAAGAAGAGTAGATTTACCGAACTGACGAGGGCCAAGAATCACGCACTCCCTATGCGAAGTAGCGCGCGTATCCTTGTCCACATAAGATAGAATCGTGCGGGCAATCATCTCCTGCCCCTTATTCATGACAGGGTGGATGAACTGACGGGTATCACGGTCCTGCAGAACCAAGCAGTTCTCGAAGTAATACTTGAACCCGTCGAAATCCCCAGATAACGCTTTGTGTATCTGTTCTTTCGTCAAGCTCTCCGCTATTGGATACT